GAGAGCGATCCGCTCGAAAACCTCAGGAAGTGGCTGGAAGAGAAGTGCTACCCGGATGCGGATGCGATCGCAGATCTTGGCCAGCCCATCATCAACGCAGCGGCGGCAAGATCTGTGACATCCGATATTCACGGAGTGTTCCGGCCGGTATCGATCCGGGTCAAGAATTACCGCAACTACAAAGAGGAGTTCTTCGAGTTCGACAACGTCTCCTTCTGTTCGGTGAACGGCGTCAACGGCGCCGGGAAGAGCAGCCTGTTCTTCGACGCGATTATGGACTGCCTGTACGAGGAAACCAGAGAGGGTGATCAGAAGGCGTGGATCCGCGGAACCCCGGATGCAAGGTCGGGTATGATCGAGTTCATCTGGGATGTCGGCGAGAGCCGGTTCCGGGTGGTCCGGACGAGGACGAAATCCGGAAAGCCTACACTGAACCTCTCCCAGCTGGGACAGGACGGCGAGTGGGTCAACCTCTCGAAGGAACGGATCGTCGACACGCAGGAAGAGATAGTCCGGATCCTCGGAATGGATCCCCTCACATTCAAGTCCTGCGCGCTGATCATGCAGGACCAGTACGGACTGTTCCTGCAGGCCAAAAAAGATGAGCGCATAGCTGTCCTGAGTGTCCTTCTGGGGCTCGGCATCTATGGAGACATGGAAGCGGATGCGAGGCAGCAGGCCCGATCGGTGAGGTCGACGCTGATGCATCTCAAGGACGAGCAGAAGATTAAGAAGGCGCAGATTGACGCGAAAGGCGATCCTGCATCCGAGATCGAGAAATGCGATGCGCAGATCCGGGATATTGAAGCCTCAATGAATGAAGCACAGGAAAAACTCGAGGCAAGGAGAAAGGAAGCTGATGAACGCAAGCGGATCAACGACGAGCTCCAGGAGATTTCTGACAGCATCAGCCGGCTGACTACAAAGAAGCGCAGCCAGGAAGAGTCGAAAAGCCGTCTGCAGAGGACGCTGGATGATCAGCAGAAGTTCCTCGGTGATGCGGATCACTACCGCGCAAAGGCCGAGGAGTACAGGCAGACAGAAACTCTTTTCCACTCTTTGGACAAGGACATGGCGAAGTACGAGGCTGCAGAGAGAAGCCTCAAGGAATCCAGAGACAGGGCGTACACGTTGCAGATCAGCGTGGAAGCAGACGAGCGCCGGCTGAAAGAAATCGACGGAAGGCTCGGGGAGCTGTCAGCTTCCGCCCAGCTGGCCGAAGAGTGCGAGGCAAAGATTCTGGATCTGTCATCGGCCAGGCGAGAGCTGGAAGACATCCACCGCAGGCAGACGAAATGTGCGTTTATGAGGAGCACTATCATAAAGCGAGGGCTTGAGGTCGGAGAGGAGACAAAGCCCATCGAGATCAAAATCGGATCTCTCCAGAGTAAGCTCAAAGAACAGCAGACGCAGGCGGACTATCTCGCAAATGCCGGGTGCGTTGATGTCGGGAAGGCTTCGTGCAGATTCCTCGTGAGGGCAAAGCAGGAAGCGGCCAAAGAGGAAGATACAAAGGATTCCATTGTAAAGCTCAAGGGCGAACTCAAACAGATCCTGGATGGTTACGAAGAATACCAGAAGCAGATACAGGAAGAGGCTTCAGCAATAGAACCGTCGAAGGCAGAAAATGACGAGGCATACCGCAGGGTGCAGGAACTTGATGCGCTTGAGGCGCAGAAGAGGAAACTGGAAGGTGACAAGCTCGAATTTGCCCGTTTGAGCGCAGAAAAGGAGTCGGTTAATAAAATATATGCCGAACACTCCAAAAACCTCTCTGCGGCCTCGGCAGAAGCTAAGAAGCTAACCGCTGAGGTTGAGTCACTATCAGGAATCGTTGGAAAATATCGCGATACGAGAGATAGGCTCGCTGCCCTGCAGAGGTATCCAAATCTGGAAGCACAGATTCCGCTCTATGAGGAGCGTATGAAAATGACTCTGGAAAAACTGCAGGCGGTGTCAGCTGATCTCGAACTGATCAAAGGAGATATCGACGAGATGAACACCAAGGCGCAGGATCTCAAAGAGTTGTATGAACAGCTCGATCCCGACGCCATGCAGTGGGCTGAAATCCATGCAGGTGCGATAGAGGATGCGAAGGCCGCAATCGCAGATCTACAGATGGCAAAGGGCAGCGCTCAGCAGAGGCTCGACGATATCAAACAGCTGACAGCTGAGGTCGACGCGATCGCAGGCCAGCTTACCGAGACGGCAACAAAGCTGAACCGGTACGAGATCCTGCAGAAGGCGTTCTCGCAGGACGGGGTACCGCATCAGATCATCCGGAACATCATCCCTCACATCACTGACACGGCCAACAGCATCCTCGGATCGATGACCGGCGGCACAATGGGCGTCGAGTTCGTCCTTGACAAGGTGACCAAGGGGAAAGACGGAGAGAAGGCCACGCTGGACGTCATGATCGAGGAGTACGGCAAGACCACTCTTCCATACTCGAGCAAATCGGGTGGAGAGAAGGTCAAGGCGTCGCTGGCAGTCATCCTTGCACTGGCAGAGATCAAGACCACGGCGGCCGGGATCCAGCTGGGCATGCTGTTTATTGATGAACCGCCCTTCCTTGATGCTGATGGTACTGACGCCTATGTGGACGCCCTCGAGACGATCCGCCAGAGATACCCGGCAGTCAAGATCATGGCCATCACGCATGATGAGGCGATGAAGGCCCGGTTCAGTCAGAGCATCGAGATCGTAAAGACCGAAGATGGTTCCAAAGTGATTTATTGAGAGGTGGTACATGGCAAAGAGATATTACTGGTTGAAACTCCCTGATAATTTCTTTCGCCAGAAGCCCATCAAGAAGCTTCGGAAGATAGCTGGTGGTGATACCTTCACCATCATCTATCTGAAGATGCTCCTTGTAGCCATGAAGCAGGACGGCAAGCTGTACTTCGAAGGAGTCGAGGAAGATTTCCCCACAGAGATTGCACTCGACCTTGATGAGGACATCGAGAACGTGAAACTCACGGTTGCCTTCCTGCTCCGGCAGGGGCTTATGGAGCTTAAGGATGACATCGAATATACCCTCACGGAATGCGGGAAAATGGTGGGTTCCGAGTCATCGTCAGCTGAGAGAATGAGACGGCTGAGAGATAAAACCGCGTCACATTGTGACAGCGATGTGACAGCGAGTGACGTTTGCATGACGCGACCGTTACGCTTAGGTGACGTAGAGAAAGAGAAAGAGATAGAGATAGAGAAAGACTATAAAGTATCTAACGATACTTTTTGTCCGGAGCCTTCTTCGAAAGCCTCCGAACCGAAGGCCAGGAAGGAGAAGATGGCGGAGCCTGAAGCGCCGGTTGAGAAACTGCTCTTAAACGATGGCACTACATGGCGGCCTACTGTGAGCCTGTACGAGGAGTACAAGCGCCTGTACCCGGCTGTCGATGTTGACCAGGAATTCCGGAACATGTGCGGGTGGTGCAACAGCAACGCCACCAAGCGCAAGACAAGGGGCGGCATAAAGAGATTCGTCACGAACTGGCTGTCCAAAGAGCAGAACAGCGCAAGGCGCGGCAGAAGCTCCGGCGACGTCCGGTTCCAGTCAACAGAAGAGTACATGCAGGCGACTGCAGGATGGGAGCAGACATGAATCAGACAGAGTTCGACATGATCAGGGCAGCCATCAAGGCGGCGTGGCCCGGATACATGGTGATGAACGACAAGTACTCGATCCGGTTCTGGTACTCCATGCTGGGGCACCTTAACTTCAAGGTCGCAGAGAATGCCGTACAGCAGCTGGCGGCGACCAGCAAGTATCCGCCCCAGATCTCCGATATCCTACACAAAGCGGCTGAGATGGACGGGGGAGCGCTCGATGATCCGGGCGTTGCATGGCAGCTGGTGATGAAGGCTGTGAGGAATTACGGATCGTACAGACCGAAGGAAGCGAAGGAAAGCCTTCCCCCGGTAGTGCGCGAGGCGGTGGAGCAGATCGGGTACATGGAGCTCTGCACGACCGATAACATCACGGCAGACAGGGCGCACTTCTTCCGGGTCTACGAAACGCT